ACGGCGTTGCAGTCGGCGCATCGGGCCTCGACCATCGGTCGCAGTTCCGGCTCCCATTGGAGTCCGGCGATGCGGCGGGCGTCGGGCCAGTCGGTCGGGTAGTCGTCGAGGACCGTCCCTAGGCCATGCCACATCGGCATACGCACCGAGAACCCAGTGTCGAAGTAAGCGCTCATTTCAATCATTCTCCTGTTGGTTGGTTGGTTTGCTCGTCGCCCACGTCTTGTAGTGGACGATCGAATGAACCGACGAGCGGCTGAGGCCGAACTCGGCGGCGAGATCAATGGGACGTTCGCCGTTGGCGACGCGCTGGCGGATCGACTCGACCTGCACCCACGTCAGCTTGGCGCTCGGAGCGGCCTCGCCTCGTGCAGCGCCTCGACCGGCTCGACCCTTGCGACGCATGTCGGCGAGGTTGTCGGCTTGCGTGCCGAGCATCAGGTGGTCGACGTTGACGCATGGCGGGTTGTCGCAACGATGCATCACGACCATGCCAGCAGGGATCGGCCCGTGGGCCTCGACCCACGCCTGCCGATGCGCCGACGTGAAGCGACCGCCAGGGAGACGGCGCTGGCCGTAGCCGTTCGGTTTGCGGGCACCGGCCCACAGGATGCAGTCGTTCATAGCGCCCATCGTAGGACGCCCTAGCGGTGTGCTCCACATGCGTCGTAGCGCCCTCCACGTTGCGATCTGCTGCGCACACCGGGATCGGGTGGGCACTCGGGACGGCGGGTCGTGTCGAGCGCACGACGGCGACCAGGGGCCAGGCGCGCAACAGGCCCCGCCCAACCGAAGTCGAGCGGGGCCTGCTTGCGAACGGGTCAGGCTGCTGCGCCCTCCCGCACGTCCTCGACCTCAAGGTCGGCGGGGCCGCCGTTGGCGTCGATGATCGCCTGCGCCTTCTTCGCCGAGTCGACCGGACGGTCAAGCTCGACACCGTTGCGAAGCGCCGAGTACTTGCGGGCCGCGGTACGGACGATGGCGTACTCGACCGGCTGCTCGTCGGCGACCTTGGCCTTGCGGCTCGACCGGATCACGGCGAGGTCGGCGGGGACTTCGTCGCCGGGCAGGACGGCACCGATGACGGCTTCGCCGATCGCCAGCGACCACGTCTGCATCTCGGGCGTCTCGATCCCAGCGGCTGCCAGCTCGACTCGCAGGTCGGTGACGGGCATCTTCAAGTTGGCGGCGAGGCGGGCCAGGAAGTTGTGGGCGACCGGCTTGCCGTTGTACATGAACGTGATGCCCTCTGCCCGCTCGGGGCGGGGGTTGTCGGACTTGGACTTCTTCGTCGACTTCTTCACGGTCGATCCTCCTGATGCCTTGTCGGCGTTGATCGCATCGAGGTTCGGTGTCGCTGGGGCGTCGCCCTTGCTGCCGGACTTCTTCCATGCCTTGATGGCCTCGTGCTCGACCTTCGCCAGGTTGAGTCGCTCGACCTTGTCGGTCGATGCGGTGGGTGTGGGGGTGGGTGTGGTTTGTTTGCTCATGGCGAGAATCGTAGGGGTGCCTAGCGCCACTTCCACATTCCCTGCCGGACGCAGGGTCGACGGCTACACCTCGGGGCGCTTCCCATTGACCGTGGCTTGCATGTTGGCGACCCCTGCCGCGCCGTTGATCTGCGGCCACGTCGCCCCGCCCTCGCGCGCTGCCACGGCGAGGTCGTAACGCTCGGCGAGCCTGGCACGCTGGCGGGCGTCCGCTTGGGCGATCTGCTCGGACACGCGGCGTAGTCGAGCGAGGGCCTTGCGAGCCTCGGTGGTTGGCTTGCGACCGTTCAAGGTCGAGGGTGCGGTGGTCATGATGGGAGCCTCGGATCGGTGAGTGCGCGGACGTTTGCGTTGAGCGTGCGGAGGGCGTCGAGCTTGGCCCGCAGCGAGTACAGGAGCTGGCGTGACGAGTCGGCGACCGCCGAGTCGATCATCCAACGCTGGTACTCGTGGCGTGATTGGAGCAGGGCGTGGGCCTCTCGTGTCGCCACGGTCATCTTCCCCACCGCGCCGTCAGCGAGCTTGATTGCGGCCCCGGCGAAGGCGAGTCGGTAGTCGGCCTCGGATGCGTTCGACTTGCGGAGCGCCACGCCGTAGTCGTGGGTCGCCGTTTCCAGCTCGTCCAGCACGGCGATGATCTGGCCTGGCAGGTTGTGGGTCGGGTCGACGGTCACGAGGCCACAGGCTAGCTCGCCCTACGACCGGCGCACGATTATTCCGGTCGCCTCTGCTCCTGCTCGGTCGCGCTCGTGGGCGTGGACGTGATGCCGGTCGCACAACACGAGGAGGTTGCCCGGTTCGTTCAGCTCGGGGATCGACGTGCCGCCCATGCCTTTGAGGATGCGATGGTGAACGACCAGGTACCCGGCGCACGGCAGGTCGAGGGCGAACCCGCGGGCGTGCGCCTGGCAATGACGGTCACGGGCCATCACTTCCGAACGCACGCCCAGCGGGATCGTATTGCGTGTCACTCGACCGGGACCGGTGGTGGCGGTGGCAGGCTTGCGGCCCAGCGACCGAACAGGGCACGAGACGGCTCGACGCCACGAGCGTTGCAGTCGTGGACGTACGTCTCCCAGGCGATCGCCAGGCCACGGTCGAGCGGGACGAACGGGCCACGGTCGATGCGCCCGCCCTCCTCGTGACGACGTTGCGCCTCACGCTCGACCTTGTAGGCCTCGAGAACGACAGCGAGGGAGGGTCGCCACGCATCGGTCCATGTCGCGGCGACCTGGTGGACTGCTCGGTAGAGGGCCTCTGGGTCGGCGAGGTTCGACAGCTCGACGGCGTAGGCGGCGGCTGCGTCGTCGGACCAGCCGGTCGTCATCGCCGTGAGGAACTCCATTGCTCCGATCGCATCGTCGATGTTCATTGGCCGATCGCCTTCGGTGGCTGCTGGGCGTTGGCGATCGCTCGGAGGGCAGCGAGTCCGGCCATGCCGCGGGCACGGGTCAGCGTCGGGGCGGGCAGCTCGGGGAGGTCGTCTTCCCAGCGCCGTTGGTTGAGCCACGTCGAGCCGTGCGGGATGAAGCGTTGCTCGGTCCCGGCGAGCTTCCAGAACTCGACCCACATGCCGAGCGTGTCGGCGGCCTCGCATCGTTCGGCGGGCGTCATCCTGGCCCATCGTTTGCGGGCCTCGGACTTGCCCTGCTTGTTCGGGTAGCAACGCCAGAAGGTGTCGAAGTCGGTCGGCATCGGCATGGCGGGGAGGAACGTGTCGAACCCCGGTAGCGGGGTTTGGTCGGGTCTGCGCATTGGGCCTCGGTTCGTGGACGGGTGGTTGGCTCGTCGTCGATCGTAGGCGCTGCTAGCTAGTCGTGGCGAAGGCGTCAAGATGTGGTGGCTGCTCGGGGCCTCGACCACTACATCTTGTGTTTGCGCCGCTGCTGGCGTCGGAATGTCCCGTCAGGGTCGTGGACGTGGCAGAGGCCGCATGCTCGGTCGGTCGGGTTCGGACATCGAGCGCCGCGCTTGGTGGTCGCCGAGCAGCGCCCCGGTTCCCGTCTCGACCTCGGCGGGGCGTTGCCGATGTCGGCGGGGCAGGGTGGATGGTACGAGACGAGTCGACCGGCGACGTGAACGACTCGCCCGCAGCTCGGGCATGGAGCCGTATGGCCGCAGCGACAGTCGAACGTCGAGCAGGGGGAAGCGTTGGGCATCGAGCGATCGTAGGGCGAGCTAGGGCGTTCTTGCGCCCCGTAACGCGGTCGCAGACTTGGTGTCGAGCCGGTGGCCGCCGAGTCGAGCCGGACGGTTTCATCGTCCCTGGCCGATCCTGCGGATCGCCGTGCTCTTTGCGGCTGGGTGGCTCGCAGCGTTTCGTTCCGGCCTCGACCGTCGCTCGGGTAAAGATCCCCCTGCTCATCCTCACCTGTGTTCGACAGGCCGCATCTTGCCGCGCTTGGCCGCGCCTCGCCGACGTGTGGGCGCGCTGCGACGCTGGCTCTGACCCAGGGGCACCGCTGTCGAGGCGGGTACGAGATACGCCGCCGCCGTTCGTATGGCGTCGGTTCGGTTCGGTTGCTCTGGGCCGATCGTAGGCGGCTCGCCGGGGCGTGGCGAACTCGACACGAACGACTCGACGAACGACGACTAGTGCGGGCTATGATGCGGTCATCGCTTCGTGCGGTCGGCAGCGTCGGGGTGGTTCCCGGCTCGGTTGGTTTGCTCAGACGTTTGAGGGTCAGGTCGGTCAACGGCCTGGCCCTCCGTCATTCCTAGGTGTCGCTACGTACGATCGCCGATGCGCCCTCGCCCATCGACTAGGATCGCCTACGAGCAATCCAATCCACCGACCAGCTCAGGAGGCCACATGACCGCCAACGTTCCCGCCACCCTCGACCATTACGGGGTCAAGTCGAGACACGTTCCCAACAGCCACCGATCCGATTGGACGGTGCCAGCAGCGACCGCTCTCGTCGCCAGCTCGACCGCAGCGCCCGACTGGGTCGAAGCGTTGCGCCGCTTCTTCATGGCGATGGACGCCGAGGTCGACCAGTACCGGGACGACCCGATCGCTACCGGCCAGGCGCTCGCACGACTCGATGCGCTGCTCGCCGATATGCGGTTCGTGCGGGCCACGCTCAACACGGCGACCGCGGCATCGCTCGCCCAGTACGAGGTCCGGCGTCTCGTCATCGAAGGCGTGGCCGTCTTGGAGGCGTCGAACTCGTACGACCGGCACGCCTGGCGACACGAGGATCTGCTGCCAGCGGCGCTGCGAGCGTTCGGGTGCGAGCACCTGATCAACACCGAGACTGGCGAAGCGTTCACCGCGGAGGACTTGGCCGTGCGCCTGCTCGCCGTCCTGACCCCGTCGTGGAAGCTCACGGGCCTGCGGGCGATCGGCCTCGACCCCGACGACTGGTGCGAGTTCACCGAGGACGACAACGGTCGACCGGCGAAGGTGCCGTCCGTTCGGTTCGCCGACAACGCCGTCCGCACGCCGCATCGAGGCGAGCCGGTCAAGGCTTCGACGTGGAGCCAGCCATGACCGCGCCGTTCACCACGAGCGAGCCGGGAGGCCAGGCCGTCACCGCGTTCTGGGCGGCGCTCGGCCTCGTGCAGATCGTCCGCAAGACCAATGAGGTCGACACGGGGAAGTACAAGTACACGTACGCCGACCTGACCGACGTGCTGGGCGAAGTGAAACGGGTCTGCGAGGAGAACGGGTTGCGACCGTTCCAAGTGCCGACCTCGGTCGATGGGGAGCTGTCGATCCGCACGACGTTGCTGCACACGTCCGGCGAGTGGATCACGTTCGACCCGATCCGGTTGCCGCAGCTCCGTGACCCGCAAGCGTTGGGCGGGGCGTTGACGTATCTGCGCCGCTACGCCCTCGTCACCCTGTTCACGATGGCAGTCGACGATGACGATGCGAAGGCGGCGACCGACGAGTTGCGCCACCAGCAGGCGACCGGGTCGAGGTCCGGCGCGGAGGAACGGATCCGCGAGACGATCAACGCTGCGCCGGTGGACGTGCAGGTCGAGTTGCGCAACGAGTTCCGGCAGCGGTTCGGGATGGGCCTGGTCGACCTGCCGGTGTCGAAGCACGGGGAAGCACTTGAGTGGGTGTTGGACTGGTTGAAGCCGCCGTCCTCGGAGGCCAAGTCGTGACGCTCTTCGACGAACCGACGTGCGTGTGCGGGTCGCCGTGCACGCTCGGGACCGTGCATCGTCTCGACGGGCCGTGCTTCGTCTGGGAGCCGCCCGACACGAACCATCTCGGTCGCTTCCAAGCGCACTCGGCCACGAGCCGCAATGCGGCGCTCGCCGTGTACCCGCGGACCGGGACGCAGCGGGCCAGGGTGCTGAACTACTTGCGGTCGGCCAGGGATGGTCGCACGGACGAGGAGATCGCCACGGGCCTCGCCATGAACCCGTCATCGGTTCGGCCTCGCCGGATCGAGCTGGTGACCGGGGGATGGGCGCGGGCGATGTTCACCGCGGCCGGTGCCCCGGTCGAGCGCCGGACCCGTGCCGGGGTCGACGCCCAAGTCTGGGAAGCGACCAACGCCGCACGGTCGTATCTCCCGTGATTCCCACCACATGCGCCGCATCGGGGCCTATATGCGCCTCTGCTGCGTTCAAACCAGAAGGAGGCCACGTTGGCCCGAACATCCAGAAACCCAGCTAAGAACCCCGTAGAGGCCCTCTCGTCGTTTGAGGGCCGAGACGTGCTGCAGTCGAGCATCAAGGTCACGAACGCCGGTGACGGCCTCAGCGATGCGATGCTCGTCGACCCAGCCGAGTACCACTTGGGCGACACCGTGTACGTCGTTCTCGAGTGTCAGGTGTCGAGGGTCGACTACCAGGGCCTCACCGGGGTCGATGCCCTGCGCCGGGTCCACACGTTGCGTGCTGGCACCGCGACGGTCGTGTCGCCCGAGCTGGTCAGCGACGTGTTGGAAGCTCAACGCCTGGCGATCGAGAAGGCCAAGGGCATCCAGCGACTCGACTTGGACGGGGAGGGCAGCGATGAGTGACGACGGACTGCACCTGGTCGAGGCCGCCGAGCCGGACGATCCGCTCGACGCCATCGAAGCGACCCTGCGCCAAGACCTCGCCGACATCCAGCTCACGTTGAAGCAACGCCGCCAGGACAAGCTCGACCTGTTCGCAGAGCTCAAGGTGTTGGTCGCTGCGGAGGAGACGCTCGTGTCGGCGTTGCGTGCGTTCGACCGGCGAGGCCGATGACGGCTGCACGGCTGACCGCCGAGGAGGCCAAGCGCCTCGGCATAGGAGTCCCACCTGGCAGCGGACGGGTCGCTGGGAGGACGAGGGTACGGACCACCAAGCACGAGGCTGGTGGTCCGTACCGGACTCGCTGCGCCGAGTGCCGGGTCGAGTTCACGACCTCGGCGTCCGAGGACCGGCACCTGGCCGAGACTCGACACGCCCGCTACGAGCTGGTCATCCCGTGCTGAGGTCCGATGGGAACTGCGGGTCGTGCGGCGCGCCGATCCGCTGGGTCGAGTCGTTGACGACGAAGAAGCAGATGCCCCTCAACGTCGAAGCGGTCGAGGGTGGCAACCTCGGGATCGTCGACTGGGTCGAGCGTCCACCGGGTTTGCCGTTGCCCGTGGTTGCATATAACCCGTCCACAGGAACGCAGGCCACGCCGTACCGTTACACCAGCCACTTCGCCACTTGTCCACAGGCAGCTCGATGGAGGAAGAAGCGATGACCACGACCACGACCGGCTACTACTCGACCGACGAGGTCGCCGTCCTGACGGGCCTGTCGTTCCGCCAGCTCGACTACTGGTCGCGCTGCGGGGCGATCTGGCCCGAGATCGGGGCACGCGGATCCGGCACGCATCGGCAATGGTCCGAGCAGCAGACCGAGTGGCTGATGAAGATCGGCGAGGCCTACCGGCAGGCCGAACGGCGGGGCCTCGTGTTCTCGGTCGTTGCCGTGGGTCACATCTGGACGGCGCTCGCTGCTGGCGAGGACTGGGAAGTGTCGCTGTGGGTCGGGTAGCTACTGGTCGAAGTAGATCGTGATCGCTCCCGAGCTGCCCGCCTCGGACATGCCGTACAGCGCCTTGAACGGTTGCCCGTTGCCGATCACGCACGCCCCGCGGTAGGTGCCGTTGGCGAACCCCGGGTACCAGCCTGCGCCGAACTGGGTGTTGTCGGCAGCCGTGCCGAGGTTCGGGGCGTGGAAGACATCGCCGACGCCAGGGACGCCGCCGTCGTAGTAGGCCGCGTTGTGCCAGGCGATGTAGGCGTTCCCGGCCGACGAGAGGCCCGAGACTTTCTGCGACCAGAAGTACATGCGGTCGGGCGTGTGGCCCTTGCAGAGGTCGCTGATCTGGGTGCCGTAGAACCAGAACCCGTAGTTCTCGTTACCGCCGTAGTTGCCGCCGATGACCCGGTCGTTGCCGAGCCAGCCCCAACCGGATTGAGCGCCCCAAGTCTTGGAGAGGTTCGGGTAGGCGATCGCCCCGCCGAGCGGCCTCGTCCACACGTTGCCGGACGCAGGCCCGTACGTCTCGTTCCCCAGCGCGTCGGTCATGCGAAGCCGGAAGCTGACTTGGACGCCTCGACCGAACCCGCCAGTCAAACCCGACCATGCGGGGCCAGCCGGATAGACGACGTTCTGCTCGGTCCAGCCGCCGCCATTGATCGAGTACTGCAAGCGGGTGATCCCGTTGCCCGACGAGTCGTAGTGCGACGGCCACGAGACGTTGAGGGCCGCCTGGCCGATGTCCCATGCGCCGACCGACACGGCGGTCGACGGCGGGCCGGTCACGTCGTTCACGGGGCACGTCGGACCCGTCTGCGTCCACGCCGAGGTGCCGCCTGGCGCGTTGGTCCGAGAGCGCACGTAGGCGCACGAGGTCGTGCCGAGGTTGTGCGGGCCACCGCTGGTGATGCCGTACTTCCACGGCACCCACGACGAGATGTAGTAGTCGAGGTCGTAGCTCGTGGCGACCCCGGCAGCAGGTCCGTTGAACGTGTAGGCCAGGTTGGAGATGCCCGACGCCACCAACGACTGCGGTTGCGTCGGACGGGGGATGATGCCGACCGTGTTCGTGTTGCGCCCGTTGCCCTGAGCGCCCGACAGGTACGGGTAGACGCCGACCGTGAACGTGCGACCCGGCGTCATCGCCACCGTCGTGAACGATCGTTGCGAGCCTGGCAGCAGACCCGAGAGCCAGCCGCCGTCCGTGGCGTTGTAGATCCGCCACTGGTCGGGTTCGCCCTGCGCAACGTTCGGGGTCCACGACACGACAATCGTTTCGCCCGCCACGGTCGCGGTAGCGGTCGCCGGAAGCATGTCGACCGTGACCGTGTTGCTCGCCGTCCTGGTCGACACGACCGAACCGCTGACCGCCTCGACCGTGTACGACGACGAGCCGAGCAGCGCCGCATCGTCATCGACCGTGAGGGCCGTCACGCCTTGCGCGACGATCAGGCCATCGGAGCGGCGCACCGTGTACGACGTGGCCAGGTTCGGCACCGGAGCGGCCCACGAGACGGTGACCTTGGTGCCAGCCGCAACGTAGGCGGCGGTGACGCTCGTGGGCGGGTTGACGGTCGCGCCCCACACGAGTTCCCATCCGGTCGAGCACCACTGGTACACGTACGTCGCCGGGGAGTACAGGGTGGCCCCTGGCTTGACCGCGTGGAACGCCGCGGCGAGCCGCGCGAGCGACCCGTCCGTTTCCTTCGGAAACCCATAGATCGACTTCCCCGGTGCGTACGGCATCGGCTACGGGCAGACGACCCACAGGTCGCCAGGCACGCCTCGTGTCGACCCTGGCGCAGCCGTGCTCACGGTCCATGCCCACTCGCCGAGAGGGCGCATGTCGGTGATCGCAGCGTTGAGGATCGACGGTTCGGATGGAGTGCGTGCGATGGTTGCCAACACGAGGCAGTTGGTCGGCAGCGAAGTGCCACCGGGGATCACTTCGATCGTCCAGTTGTTGCCCGCCGCGCCGCCTGCTTGCGGGTCGTTGACGTGGGCGATGACCGTGTCGGTTCGGTTCGCCCCTGGCGTCGGTGGGAACGCAGCGCCGGGACCGATCTGCTCGACCGCGGTCGACCGCATGAAGTACATGCCCTGGTCCGCTTGGGACGTGCCGAGGATCGCGCACGACCCCGCCGACACGTCGATCCCTTGCGTGGCCCCACCGGCCCGCTGCGAGACGAGCAGGCCACGGAAGACCCGGTTCTGGCGGCGCATGACTTCCTCGACGAAGTAGCGGTCGAGGCGAGCGGGATACGTGCCGCCTTGCAACCAGACGGGCGTCTCCTTGGTCATGGCCTCGCAGCCTAGATCACGGCCGGTACGACACGACGGTTAGGAGCGTGTTGCTGCCCTGCGCTTGGATGGTGCCACCGGCCGACGCCTTCACCCCGACGAGCGTGACCGTGTAGGCGACGTTCGCCGGGGCCGCAGCGAGGCAGCGACCGCAGTACGACTCCAACTGGACCCGGTCACCGACCACCACGGTCGGGTACTGGTCGACGCCGTTGACTCGCACGGTGAGGAACGTCGAGCCGGTGCCGCCCGTGCCCTGGTTCATGTAGCCGACCCAGCCGATGTCGAGCAGCGTCCCTGCGGGCGAGGCGGGCATGTTGATCGTTCCCAACACGACCGGCGTGCCGGACGGGATCACGGTCGACGGGCCGAGCTGCGCAACGTAGTGGTTGACGCCGTACACCGCACCGGCCGATGGCGCGCCGGACCCGATGTCGATCCATTGCCCGTTGACCTTGACTCGCAGGACGCCCATCAGGCCAGCCAGTCGATCGTTGCGCCGACCGTGGAGCCGAACGTGCCGCACGACCATGTGCCCGTCCCGGCGATCCGAGAGGCCTGCACCTTGAGGACCTGGTTCGTGCCTGGCGCGACAACGGCCATGTTGTCGGTGAGGTTGATGTCGAAGTGCGACTTGCTGCTGTCGTCGAAGTTCCATCCCGCCCCGACCGCGCCACCGAGCGCGACACGCACGCCGTAGATGTTGCCGCCCGCCGTCTGGTACAGCAGGTAGCTCATCATCAACACGATCCGGAAACGGGTCGCCCACGCTGGCACCGGCACCGCAGCGTCGATCGTGAACCAGTCGGCATAGCCCGCGCCTCCCGAGTTGACCGTGGTCGGCGTCATCGTCTTGCTGTACACCTTGGACGTGACCGGTGGCCCGTTCGCCGGGGCGTCCGTGTCGTACCACAGCTCGACATTCGGGTCGGCCGGGGCGGCCGTGTCGACCCACACGGCGTCCGTAGCTCCGCCGATGTCGACCCATTGCCCGCCCACACGAGCACGCAGAACGCCCATCAGATCTCGCATCCTCCTGCCCAGTGGAACTGGTAGTACGTGTTGGTCGCACCGCTGACGTTGAGCGTCATGTAGTCGGCGGCCCATTGGCGATCGCCGTGCGTACCGTAGGTGCCGACTTGCAGCTTGGTCGCCGGGGCGTTGTACGGAGCGATGTAGCCGAGCGTGCCGTCCAACGTCCAGGCTGCCTGGTAGGTGAGCGGGGCGATCCGTTTCGTCACTCGGAAGTCGACACCGGTCATCTGCAAACGAGTCGGGACCGACCCGTCGAACACGTTGGCCGCAGCCGCCCCGATGCCACCAGCGTTGGAGCCGGGGATCGTCGCATACGGATACGACTTCTCGTAGTAGCGCATCGCCTTCGCCAGCTCCTGATCGAACGGGCGGACCTCGTACGGCGTCGGCGTCGTGCCGATCTCGAGTTGGACATTCGTGAACGCCACCGGCTGCGAGACGGTGGCCTGCCATGCGTTGGAGATGCCGCCAGCCCGGTTGATGTCGACCCGGTTGTTCCATGACGTGTTGAGCGCGCCCGAGGTCCACGACGAGCCTGCGGTGAGCCAGAAGTTCAGCGACAGACGGGAGGCGTTGTCGTTCGTGATCGGCGTGGTCGAGTCGCCGGGGAACGTCAGGACTTGGGTGGAGAAGCCAGCCGGGACTGGGAGCAGCTTGGAGATGGATCGTGCGGTCGCCTCCAAGCGTTCCAGCTCGACGACATAGGTCGTGGCGATCGGCGAGTACACGTCGACGGACAGGACGAGCGGTCGAGGGTCGGCGCTGCCCCAGTTGAGGTGTTGGAGGAACTGGCCCTCGATGCCTTGGCGCACGTAGATCCAGTCGCCAGCCGACAACGCCGCAGCGGCCTCGGCCACGTTCATCTGGACCGCCAAGATGTTGCCGGGTCGAGGTCGGCCTGCCGGTGGGAACACGCCGAACGCCGCGGCAGTCGACCAGTAGAAGTACGCCGTGCCGACCCCGGTGTCGTAGCCCATCCATCGGTCCGCGAGGAACGTCGCCGAACCGATCACGATGTTGCCGACTTGTCGCTGGTTGACCGAGTGCTGCCCGTTGTCGAGGAGGTTGCGGTTGGCGTACAGCGACGCCCCAGCAGACGGCGCATCGGTGTCATACCACAGCTCGACGTTCGGGTTCGCTGCGACCGGGTCGTCGGGGCCGATAGCGACCTCGTCGGTCGTGCCGCCACCGACCGGCACCCACGAGCCGCCCACGTTGACGTAGAGGACGCCCATCAGACCGGTCCCACAAACTGGCCTTGGAAGTACGACAGGGCGTTGCTGTTCGCGGCGAGCGTCCCGGCGTCCTGGTAGGCCATCGCCCGCACGGTCTGCCCTGCCGTGAGCACGTACTCGGCCGAGCCGGTGAAGTAGTTGGCGATCGTTGCCGACACCGCGGTCGTCGACTGGTATGCGAAGTTGACCGAGCCGGGTTGCGCCTGCAACGTCGCCTGCCGGAAGCCTGCGTTCCACGCCTGAATGTCGATCGTGTAGTCGAAGCGCCAGCGACCGGGATGCGAAGCGGGGCACGTGAACACGCCGCCGCTCGTCAACGCCATCGGATCGGTCGGGGTGCCCGTGGCCCACGTGCAGTTGTTCCAACCGGACGGGAGCGACTGGCCCGAGCCTCCACCGATCAGCCGGAAGCGTGGCATCACCCCGGCGACCTGCACCCATCTCGTGCCGTCGCTCAACCACTCGCGGAACGTGTCGGTGGCGTAGAAGTGCGAACCGGGAACCACCGTCGACACGGCAGGCCGGATGGCCTCCAAGCCGTACATGTTGCCGCCAGGGATCGACGGGATCACGCCAGCGACCGGACCGATGTCGATGACCGCCATGCGCCCGTTGATCGTGGCGTTGTAGATCGAGATCGTCCCGGTGGAGCAGACCCCGGCGATCGTCAGGTTGTGGGCACCCGCGGCGAGGTCGGTGAGCTCTCGACCGCCGCCGATCGTGCGCAACGAATTCTGGACGCTGATCAACGAGTTCTGCGTCTCGATGTCGCCGAGCGACACGCCGCCGTCGAGCAGCCGGAAGGTCTGGTTGCCTGCCCCGCCGATCTGCGCCGCAGCGAACAACCACGTCACCCGATAGACCCGGTTCGCGACCGCGGTGAACGGCATGGCGTACCCGGTGAGGTTCGTCAACGTCAGGCCGATGCCGGTCTGGTCGACGGTGATCAACGGCGTCACACCGACGACGCCCCACGCCGTGTTCCATCGTGCGTCGTTCGCCAACGGCGAGACTGCGTCGGAGTCGTACCACATCTCGTAGCCGACCCCGGTGCCAGGGTCGAGAGGGCCGACCCAGACTTCATCGCCGCCAGCGGAGAGGCCGAGCATCGCATTGACCTCGGCGACGGTGAGGTCTTTCGGATCGGCGGTCGCCCCGGTGTTGTTGCCCTTCAAGGTGAGGGTCGGCATGTTGGCGAGCTTCAAGTTGGTGATGCCATCGTTGATCACGCCGAGCTGGTCGGCGGTGACGCTCATCGTCGAGTCGCCGACCACATCAATCGTCGTGCCGGTCTTGGTCAGGCCAGCGCCAGCGGTGACGACCTCGCCTCCACCGCCGCCGCCCGTCCCACCGATATGCAGGTGCGTGGTGCGTTCCAGACCGGCGACGCGCGCCTGCGTCTCGGCGATGACCGATGCCAGCTCGTCGACGGGGGAAGTGTGCCCTCTGCTCATGCGACCGTCGAGAACGAGATGCCGTCGAGCGACAACCAGCCGGTCAGCGTCCCGGTCTGCACGTAGATGGTCCCGTCGAGCTGAATGTCCACTCGGGAGTGAGCGTTGGTCGCATCGGTGTGATGAATCAGGTTGGCCGGTGGCCGGAACCCTGCGGGCAGCACGCCGAGCGGGCCGATCGCACCAGACTTCGCCGAACCTCGCAGGTAGACCCGATCGCCCTCCTTGCGGTACTGGCAGGTCTGGAATGCTCCGCCCTGATTGACCCACGCCCCAGAGAACGTGATCGCCGTCCATGCCGTGACGGCGAGCGCCACGAGGTTGACCGTGACCGCGTCGACCCACAGCTCGTCGATGATGTCGTTGGTTGCCAGGTTCGCTGGCGCGGTGGGCGTGGCCATTGCTCCTCCTTTACGATGCGCCGACTCGGGCGACGCCGACCCGTGCGGTGCCGACACGGGCGCTGCCGCCGTGCAAGTCGATGGTCGACAACTCGACCGCGGTGAGGCTGACCGAGAGCGCCCCGTCTGCCGTGTACGTCGCTGTCGTCTCGATCACTTGCAGCAGGAACGCCGATGCTGGCGAACCGATCGGCGCGGCGAGCGTCAACGGGGTCAGGGCGACAACGAAGTCGCCAGGCGTGTACGTCGAGTCGGCGATCCAGCGGTCAGGTTCGATCTCGGCGGTCCACGTCGCGGTCGGGGTTTGGGCCGAGGCGAGGTCGCCCTGCGCCATCTCGGTCAACGTCGACTGCACGATCACGGACGGATGCGACGACACGTTCTCCCATCGGCCACGAGGGTCGGCGGCGAGCGCTGGCGTCTCGGCCCACACCGGCGAGGTCGAGATGTTGTCGCCCGTGGCGAGGACCGCGTTGGCGAACTTGTCGGCTGCGCCTTTGCGGGCGAGCTTGCGGGCGGTGACGCCGAGCTGCAACGGCATCGCCTGATGCCGGAACGTTGCCGGGAGCTTCGCCGTGAAGATCAGGTCGGCGTCGATCCCGTACCAGCAGCCGTTGATGACCGCCGCCATCTTGGCGCACAGGTCGCCGATGTTCTCCCCGGCGAGGTAGTGGCGTTCACGGAGCTGGCCGGTCGCCGTTGCGCCCTTGGTGATGCCCCAGTTGCCGCCGACCGCTGCCTGCGTGTGAGCGACGAGGCCCCACAAGATGTCGCCCTGCTCGACCAGCGGGGTCGGTCCGAAGTCCATGTTGGACCGCAGGTGACGGGCCGACAGGAGACGCTTGTACGACACGGCGGTGACGGCGATCTGGTCGTTGCCGTCCTCGTCCCACGCTTGCGAGAGGTCGATGACCCGGTAGCGCTGGCGGACGATCCCACTGGCCCAGATGTCCGACGCCAGCTCGTCGAGATAGACGGCCTCTGGCGAGAACGCTGGCACCGTGAACGACAGCGTGTCGCCCGTGTCGAGGTTGAACGAGAGACGCAGGGCGTCGAAGAACGTGACCTCCTGCACTGCGATGCTGCCCGTGGACGGGCCAACGCCGATCGTCAGCGTCTCGGGCATGTCACGCCATCCAGGTTGGTCGCCAGCAGAGCTGTGCTGTTGCCGTCAGGCCGAGGCTCGTGCCGCCGAACACGACCGTGTTGTCGCCAGGCACGAGACGCAACTGGTCCCACGACCACTGGTCGTAGTTCGTGCGGTCGTAACGCGACGACGCCGGGTCGCCGTTGAGCAGGATCGTGCGTGTCCTCGTGTCGATCACAACGTTCTGGCCGATGTTCAATGTGAGGCCGCCGTTGCGGTTGAACGCGACGAGGACACCGTTGATCGTGAACGTCGGATTGGTCGCAACGCCGAACAGGGTCAGCGTCCAGTGGGCGGTGGCGTTGCCCGTGTTGTGGATGATGCGCCCACCGATCTGCGCCGACGCCGGGTAGGAACGGTCGAACACGAGATCATACGTGCGGCCCTGCTCGGTGTCGGCAGACGGGACGATCGTTTCGCAGTTCTGCTCGCCTGCGGCACCGGAGAAAATCTCGCCGGTCGGGCACACCCATTGCAGCGGCAGGGTCGGATACTTGGGGCCGTCGAGAGCGACGGGCCACGACTCGCCACGCACGATCATCGAGCGGGCCTCTGGTGCGCCTGGGAGCTGGTAGGTGAGCGACGGTCGGAGGCGTGGACTCATGTACGGGACGACCTGGTCGATGAGGGTTTGCATGTCGGACGCTGCCCCGCCGCACGATGCGCCGCGGTTGTTGAGCGCCAGGGTCGCGGTGACGGCACGCCCGCCGATGTACTTCGTGTCGTCGAATGCGCCATCTGCGAGCGCCCGGTTGCGGGCCACGGGACGCACGGCTGGCGATCCGATCTGCAAGCTGGTGACGACGTACGGGTAGCAGCCGAGGTCGAGCGTTCCGAGCGATGCGTCGTACAGGCTTAGCTCCACGGCGGCGATCCTACGACAGGGCCATTGCTGCGAGCGCTGACACGGTGCGTTGCGCGACGAGGTCGGCGTCCGTTGCGTCGGCGAATGTGGCGTGCTCGATGTTGACCATGGAACGCCCGCCTGCTTGCGACTGGGCGAGGTCGGTGAGGCCCGTGGCGTTCATCAGCTGCAACGCGCGAGCAGGCCTGGTGATCGGGATGACGGCTTCTCGTCCGGCTTCGCCACCGATCATTGCGGTCGGCCCGTCGAGGATCGCGCCGTTGGCGAGCTTGAGGAAGTCGAGCGAGAACCCGATCTTGCCGAGCGGGCCGGGAATGTCGTACGAGAACTCGGGCAGGAAACCGATCATCGAGTTCCACGCCGTCTTGAACGCACCCTTGATGCCGCTGGCCAACGCCCCGCCGATGCCCTCCAACGCCCCGACGATCTTGGCAGGCAGGCCCGAGAAGAAGCCGCTGATGTTCGTCCACAACTCGTCGAGCTTGGTCGTCACCGATGACCAGATGTTGCCGAACACCCCGGCGACCGATCCGGCCACGTCGCCGATCGCCGTCACGATCTTGCCGGGGAGCGCCCCGTAGAACGTCGAGATGTTCGTCCACAGCTCGTCGAGCTTGGTCGTGACCGCGCTCCAGATGCCGCCGAACACGCCCGCAACGGACGACGCCAGCGAGCTGATCGCACCGAGAATCTTGCCTGGCAGGTCGATGAAGAATTGGACGGCGTCCGTGATGAATTGACCGATGGCGGTCTTGACCTTGCCGCCCAGATCGGTGACCCAGTTCCACACGGCGAGCGCAGCGTCGGCGATCGCCCCACCGATCAACCCCGGCAGTTGGTTGAACCAGTCGATGATCGCGCCGATCGCCTCGCCGATCTTCGATGGCGTCTCGATCATGTTGGCGACCCAGTTGGCGATGGCGGTCACCACGTCGGCGATGAACGTGATGACGGTCGTCAGGATCGGCACGAGGCCCGACACGAGCAACGTGATCAGCTCGGCGATCGGTGGCAGCACGAGGTTGAGCAGCTCGACGAGCGGAGGCAGGGCGACCGTCACGATCTGGATGAGCGCCGGGAGCAACGGCAACAGGGCGTCGAGTATCTGGAGGAAGGCGTCGGCGAGGATCGGCAGGATCGGCATCAGCGCGGCCAGCACGTTCTTCACGAGGTCGACGAGCGGCGGGAGGATCGCTGCGACGGCCCCGCCGAGTGCGTCGAGCAGGACGGTGGCGACCTTGCCGATGAGGTCGATGATCGGTGGGAGGAACGGGGCGAGCTGCTCGACGAGCATCCCGACGAGGTCGGCGAGCACCGGCAGGATCGGGGCGATCGCCGACACGAGCTTGACGAACGCTTTCATGACCACGGGCAGGATCGGGGCGAGCGAGTCGACCAGCATCGTTGCGACATCGGCGACGACTGGGAGCAGCTCGCCGAGGGCGTCGAGGACCGCGCCAGCGATCACGCCGACGAGGTCCATGAAGAGCGGGAGGATCGCACCGAGGACTTCGCCGACCGTCTCGAGTAGCGGGGCGAGCGCGGTGACGGCGGTGATGAGAACGCCGCCGAGCTGCCCGGCGATCTCGGTGATGACCGGACCCATCTGGTCGAACGCATCGGCGACCGACTCGATGATGCCCATGAAGACGGGACCGAGGATGTCGAGCAGGGTCGTGATGACCTGGCCGAGGATCTGGAACGTTGGCATCAGCGCGGTGATCGCTGCGCCGAGTCCGTTCGCCAGGACGTTGACGAGCAGTTGGATGATGCCGACCAACGGTTGCACGAGCGGCGTCAACGCTTGGAAGGCGAGGCCGACCACGCCGAGGATCGAACCGATGCTCTCGGCGAGCGGGGCCAGGGCGGGACCGATCGCTTCGACCAGGGTGCCGAGCGACTCGCCGAGCCTGTCGCCCACCGCGGCGAGCGGTTCTTGGATCGAGCCGAGCGCATCCATAATCGCCGGGGCGAACCCCTCGACCGCGCCAGCGAGTCCGCCACCGACCGACTCCTTGACCTCGCCCCACGCAACGCCGATCTTCTGCGCCCCGGTCGCCGACGCCTCGGCAGCACCGCCGACTTCGTTGGCGACTTCGTTCATGATGATGCCCTGCGCCCCGGCGACATCACCGGCTTCCATCATCGCCGCAATCTGGTCCTTCTGCGCGTCGGTGAACTGCACGCCGACCCTGCCGAGTGCCGACACGCCTGCGATCGGATCGTTGAGCGCCTTGCCGAGCTGCGTGGCCGAGGCGGTCAAGTCCTGGCCGAACACGGCGCTCATGTCGGCAGCCGACGCCATCGCTTGATCGAACGTGTCGCCCGAGACGTTCTTGAACGTCAGCATCACGTCCGAGGCGGCGAGAATGTCGTCGTCGTCGATCCCGATCTTGAACGACATCTTCGACGCCATGTCGGCGATCTGGTCGGCGCTACGGCCTGCTGCGCCTCCGGTCGTCTCGACGAGCTGGCGGGTCGTCTCTAGGACGGCGTTCGCCGACGCAGCGTCCTCGGTCGCCCCTTTGAGGAACATGCCGAGTCCGGCACCGGCGAGCAGCGATCCGATCCCGGCGATCTTGCCGCCGAGCGACTTGAGGTGGCCCTCGGACTTGTCGCCTGCTTCCTTGAATTCCTTCTCGACCTTCTCGCCAGCACGGTTGGCGTCGGCCACGACCGGCGAGAAGTCGACGTTCTTGAGCGCCCGCTCCATCTGGTCGAAGTCCGGTTTGATCGCAACGAACGCCTCTGCGATTGTCTGACCGGCCACCGCAGCAGGCTAGACCCTCGTCGCCGCAGCGAACGATGACCAGGCGTCCTCGTCGTCCTTCCACCACACCGGCACCTTGCGCATCGAGTCCATCTGGTTCGGTGGCATCAGCGCCGCTTCGATCTCCTCGCTGCGTTCCTCGTCAGCCCACTCGCGCAGCGAGAACAGGTACAGGTTGACGGCTCGTCGTGCGCTCAGCTCGCCGGGGTCGACTCCGCGGGCACCGCACCAACCGTCGAAGTCCGACCAGTTGGCGTCGATCCATTGGAGGACGACCCCGGCTGAGTAGGGTTCAGGTCGCTCAAGTTGCCGAGCAACGCCCCGGCGATCTCGCCGACCAGCACAGCGCCGACCGACTCGTCGAGCTGCGTGCGGAGCTGCTCCCGTTCGTCGGGGACCACTGCCGAGACGATCAGGTCGAGCATCAGCGACAGCATCTCGTCGCTCGCTTCCGCCTGGCGTTCGACATCGGTCGAGGCGAGGTCGGCGACGAGCGCCCGCCGCTTGGTGAGGACCGAGCGCATCACGCGGACGCCAATCGGCATCATCGTGTACTCCCTGCCTTGGATGACGAGGGTGTCGGGGTCGTCGAGCGACCGGCCGAACTCATAGCGAGCCATAGCCTCGACCCTAGCCGGACCTCGCCTCGACCCGGCAACGTGGGCGAGAGGCGCTACGTTGCGATCTGCTGGCGACCCACCCCCAAAACGCATAAGGCGCCCCGGCTGGCGATTGCTCGCAGCAGGGGCGCACGTAGCGGGTCTGGGCGGCTCGTGGGATCAGGCGGCGTCCCGAGCTGCCAGCACCGAGCACACGTGCTTCTGGTCGCCGATCCCGCCAGTCGCTTCGTACACGGGGGTGGCGTACGTGTCGAAGATCCGCAGGGCCTCGTCGAGCCGAGCGAAGTAGCTCGCCGGGAGCAGGGCGTACACGTCGGCGTCGACCAGGCCTCGACCGATCGCTTGCGCTGCCAGCTTCGACACGTCCACGCAACCGGCGTCGCCCATCTTCGTGTCGTACGGGGCGACCTCGTCGTCGAGTGCCAGCAGGCCGTGGCGGGCCGACAGGACGAGGATGTCGGCGTCGGCGACCTCGGAGCGGGCCGCGGCGAGCGCCTGACCGAAGAACACCGACGTGTACAGCTCGGCGGCGGGGCGGGCCTCGTCGGCCTTGCCTGCCGAGCAGGGGATCACGAACACGACTCGGCGGCTCGGGGTGGGGATTGCGTTCACGGGGATAATCGTAGGCGGGCCTAGCCCCGGTGACACCTTGGTCGGCCCCTGCTGCGATCTACCAGGGGAACCAGGCCGGATGGCCCAAGTGCCCCGGCGAACCCGTGGAGGCCGCCAGGGGCGCACGTAGGCCCCTATCGGGCGGCGTCGAGCGCATTGAGCAGGAACGGTTGCCCGGCGACGGGTCGGACGTGGTGGGCGAACACGTATCCCGAGGTTGCCCCGCCCCGGTAGCGCCTCGATCCCTTGCCCGAGTTGTTGATGCCAGGCCAGGCCAGGATCTTCGCCGACACCGGGTAGATGTCGCCGTGGCCCTCGTGGACGTAGGTCGCATAGTCGAGGTTCGATCCGATGCGTACCGCTGGCCCGCCGTCCATCGTCACGGCCTCCATGTACAGCGAGGCTCGGAGCTGGCCCGTGTTGACGGGGCACAGTCGGCGTGCGGCGTTGAGGACCCGGTTGCCGCGCTTGAGGAGGTCTTGCATCACGTCGCCCTGCGGCGAGCTGGTGATGTGCTCGACGACATCGGGGTAGTGAACGACTCGGACTTCGACCGTTGCCATTGCGACCTAGTCTCGCCGCCGCATCGCGCGTTCCATCGGGATCATCCCGAGCAGCACGAGGCCGGTGACGATGAACGGCAGGTCGTGGCCGGTCGTCGTTGCGGCGAACACGATCAGCCAGACGCCGAGCACGAAGATGACGACCTGGCGTACCACGTCGAACCAGCGCGGCGCGATCCTCGGACCGACATGGTCGGGATCGCCGACAGGTTCGCGCCCGTCACCCATCACCTTGCACGCGACGGATGTACTCGTCGACTCCCATGCGCAACCAGTAGTGCTGGTTGGAGCCGGGGTCCGGCGTGACGCGGGGCAGACCGGCGAGGATGCCGCCCGGTTCGATCTCCTCGCTCGACACGGGCCGCACGGCCGAGCCGACAACGCAGACGGTTCCGTCGTCGAGGTATGCAAGGTACATCTCATCATCTCCTACTGCTGGTGGCGTGGTCGTCCACGGGGCGGTGAGCAACGTCCATGCTGCCATCACGGCCTGGCCGGGACATGCGGTCGCTGCGCCTGGCATCTCCTTGTGCGGCAGCATCTTGTGGTCGGCGGCGAGCATGCCCCGCTCGACGAGGACGAACCGGAGCTGACGTACCGCGGTGATCATCGCGGTCGGTGGGTGCTCCCAGTACTCGATGCCGTCCGGATACTTCCCCTTGAAACCGACGAGCAGCAGCACACCGATGGCGTCGTCGTTCTCGCCGCCCGAGTGCGCCGCCCGGTAGTCGCCTGCGTACTCCCAGATGACGCCCTGACCGTCGATCACCCAGTTGTATTCCCACGGGGTCGCCTTGCCTGGCCCTGCGGCGTAATCCTGAATCGCTCGCATCTCGCTCGGTGTGTCGCCGGGGTCGAGCCACGTACCGCCGCCCGTGTAGTGGATCGTCAGCCACGGTCGACCGGGACGCAGCAGCGGGCGTGGCGTGCCGTTCATGTTCGACGGCAGCTCGTGCGGCCACACCGCGCCACGAGGCATCAGCTTGAACGTCATGGCCGCAAGTGTTTCACGGGCAGCTCGCCACGCACCACTGGTCTTCGTCGATCCCGACCGTGAGCCGCGTCTCGACACCGATGCATCCGCCCTCGGTCCCGAGGAACGTCTGGTTGAGGCCGGTCGTCTCCCACTCCCACGGCAGCTCCGTGAGGGCATTCCACACGACCGCCGCAGCGTTCAAGAACTCGGTGTACGCCGCCGTCATCGCCTTCACCGTTGGCGGCCTGCCACGGTCGTCCACGGTCGGCATGCACGACAACCACAGGGCCGTCATCTGGATCGCCGCAAGGCCCTCGTAGCAGCCGTTCTGGTCCGGTCCTTCGATCGGCCACACCGCGCTCCGGTAGATGCGTTCGGGGACCACGACGAGCATCCCGCAGCAGTCGTCCCAAGCGATCAGACCGGCACCGACGTACGTGGTCGAGATCACGAACCCGCACGCCGTCAACCGGTCGGCGACGTACGCCCTGACGGCCTCGCAGACCGTTGCCGCTGTCTGCTCCACTACGAGCCTCGTCGAGCGAGGTCCGGCGAGTAGACGCGCGACGCCGCCTGTAGCCCACCGGGATTCATGATCGTGATCCACGCATCGGCGATCGGCAGGCCGAGACGGTTGCGTCCGGCGAGGTCGTCGGCCGCGGCGAGCTGCACCGTGACGCCCTGGCGGGTCACCGAGACGGCTCGGGACGGCAGCTTGCACGCTGCGCCTTGGAGGCCGTACAGCACCTCGCATGCGACTTCGCCCATCGCAGCCGGGGTGAACGCCGGGAGCGGGCGTCCAGCCGTGTACGTGACGACCACGGGTGGTGCCGAGCAGTCGTCGCCGCACGGCCAGCACTCGCCGTTGCGACGGAGCCAGGCCCCGTCCGTCGTGTAGGCCGCTGGGTCGAGCAGCTCGCCGTTCACGGTCACGGCTTCGATCGAAGCGACCGGCTGGCGCACGAGCAGGATGCGGCAGCAGTCGTGCGCCCCGCCACCGTTGCGCCACTGGCCGCTCGCCGTCTTGTACGGGGCACCGGGGCACGCATCGCAACCCGGGTAGTAGCCCTCGGTGAACGTGCAGCGACCGACGTTGCGACCGCCGTACGCCCACAGGATCGACCGTGCGCCGTCCTCGGCGAGCACGAGCAGCTCGGGATCAACGTCGCCGGTATCGCACGCCCAAGCGATCGGCCAGTCCTCGCACGACGGCGACACTTCGTTCTCGACGGCGGTCATGTCGCCGAGCCTACGTGGTGCCGGTCAGTCGATCCGCGACTCAAGCCACGACACGAGCGAGCTGCGTGCCTGCTTGCCTCGTGCTTCTTCGGCGTCGAGGATCGCCTCAGCGTCATCGGGATGATCAGCGACCCAGTCTTGGATCGCCGGGATCGAATACGACTGCGGCGAGTCGACCGGCGACCCGCCAGCGGAGTCCTCGGCGTTCGCTGCCGCGTTGTCGAACACGTCGACAGTCGGGTCCGTGTACTCGAGCTCGTCGACATCTTCGGCTTCGGCGGCTGCTGCCGCTTCACGCTCAAACACTTCGACGGTCGGGTCCACGTACGTCGACTCCTCGACCTCGACTTCGTTCTCGTCGGTCATGGTGCGCTCCCTGCTGTCCACGCGGTCCCGTTCCAGAAGAACGAGAAGCCGCTCACCCTGATGCGTTGCCCCGTCGTCCACGCACTCGTCGGTGATGCGACGTAGCCGAGCGGGCCGAGCTTGGCGGCGTTCGTGGCGTCCTGCGCCGTGACGGTCGGCTCGGTGTACGTGTCGCCCGGTTGGCTGGCGCCCTTGACCTCCGAGGAGCGTTGCAGGACGTTGGCGATGTTTCCGGCGATGCCCATCAGGCGTGCGCCCCCGCCGCCCATGCGCTGCTCGTCCAGTTGAAGTCGAACGTGCCGACCGTGATCTTCTGGCCCGTCGTCCACGCCGTCTGCGGCACGGCGACGAAACCTTCCCCGGTGAGCTTGCCTGCGTTCGTCACGTCGCTCGCGGTGATCTGCACGTCAGCCGGGTACGTGCGACCGGGATTGGCGTTCAAGCGGCTGGCATCGCCAGGCTTCCACGCGGTCCCGTTCCAGAAGAACGAGTAGCCGCCGATCGTGATGTGCTCGGTGCCCGCCCACGCCGTAGTCGGCACGGCGATGAAACCCTCGCCGGTCAACAGGGCAGCGTTCGTCGCATCGCTCGCGGTGATCTCCGGATCGGGAGCGAACGTGTCGCCCGGGTTCGCCTTCGACCGCACGCCACCGATCGGCTCGCAACCATCGGTCGTGTTCGGAGGTTGCACGTCGGTGACGACGATCCCGTACAGGTCGCCAGCAGGGAACGCCGACTTCATCGGCGAGTCGCCGTGAGGCCCGAGTCCCCAAGTGGACGGGGCCTCCTGGCCCTCGCCTTTCATCGTCAACGTCAGCGGCCCGTTCTCGATCGTGATGTCGCCGTCGATGATCCCGTTCTTCACGAACGGTACGACGAAGTAGCCCCACTCGACCAGGCCCGTGCCACCGGCGCACGCATCGCCACCGGCCTTCTTCGTCCACACTTCGATCGCAAACGAGTTCGGGTTCGGCTCGGTACCGAACGTCGCGCCGATCGTGTTGCCCGCTGCCGTGACCGGGTTCGCTCCACCGATCATGTCGAGGATCTCGGGATCGACCTCGCACATGGCGATCGTCACGTTGGCCCACTTGACCCGGTCGCCGTCCTTCTCGGCAACGCAGAAGTCGCCCCACGCATTCTTCAGCGTGTACTCCTCGCCGGACTCGACCTCATTGGCGATCGTGACCGAGATGAACCCGTCCGTGACGATCACGGCGCACGGGTCGGTCGACACGTTGCCGCACTCGTCGAGGCGGGTGAGCCGCATCGTCCGGCCCTTGATCGACTTGATCTTCTTCGTTGCCACGACTGGGCCTCCTAGGTGAGCGGGGTGACGAGAGCGCCTACGGCGAGGCAATCCCAACCGACGACATACGTGCGCTCGGCCAGGCTGAGTTGGTCGTTGATCGACAAGTTCCATGCCGTGCTGGTCGAGGCCGGACCGCGCATGATCTGCAACGCCCCGGTCCCGTAGATCGCGGTCGAGTCGTAACCGGCACCGATGGCGACCGGCGTACCGACCACCGTCTCGACTCGCTGGCCGACACGCACGAGCTGCGAGGCGAGAGCGATGGCGACCGCACGATTCATGTGGATGACGCCGGTCCCGTGGTAGCCCTTGCCGAGCAGGTCTTCCACCTTGCCGAGCGCGGCGATCGCCGACGAGGCGGCCTGCTCGGTGACGGCGGTAGCGAGCTGTGCGTAGAGCCAACGCTCGACCGCGAACTCCTCGGCGTCAGCGAGAACGTTCTGTGCCTGCTGCTCGCCGACATCGGGGTTCCCACCGGAGTTCTGCACGCCGAGGTAGACCGTGATCGGCTTGATCTGGTCCGTGTTGGCGCACTGCTCAAACTCCTTGGCGACCGCCGAGCCGCCATTGATGCAGTTGTCGGTCGTCGTGTTCGGATCGAGACACGCCCACGACTCCCACGTGATACCGGCCTGCCAGTGGTCGTCCGCTGGGCTGAGCGGCGGCACGACGCTGAACAGCCCGAACGGATGCGGTCGCACGGCTGGCGCTGCCACCCGCGTGTAGATCGCCGACATGGCCACCATGAGTCAGGCTCCTTCGACTAGGCGCAGCACGCCGTGACGCCATCAGGCGTGAGCGTGACGCTGACCTTGCGAGCGGTCGGGCCGACCTTGGAGACGCAGAAGAACTGCTCGGACCAGGCGGCGGTGAAGTCGTTGGTGGAGTTCAGGATCGAGTCCCGAACCACGCCGAGGTCGATCGAGCCGCCGTCTGCGTAGATGTACGCACCCGAGAACAGGATCGTGAACTCCAACGCTGCTGGCCAGTTCGTCGCCGGGGTCGTGCCGTTGTACAGCGGCTGGTAGTCCGACAGGAACTGGGGGCGCACGTTGCGCTCGGTCAACCAGGCCGTGACCTCGGCATCGGTGACGCTGAGGAGGTCGACGCCTGCTCGCTTGGCGACGTTCGCTCGGAGGATCTCGATCGTCCAGTCCGGCAGCAGCACGTCAACGCTGCGGGTCTTCGATGCCCGGTACATCGAGCGGAGGTCGGCGGCTTGCAGACCGATCGCGCCGAGCAGGTCGCCAGCGGCGTCGGACGTGAGCATGGCGGCGTTGAGCGTGACGGCGGTTGCCGACGCGGTGATCTTGGCGATCTTCGCTGCCGAGATGCGGTGCTGGTGGGCGAGCATGACCGTGTTGACGAACGCCCGGGTCAGCTCGGGGAACGCACGGTCGGAGAGGTTGCCGTGCGTGACGCAGAGGCCCTCTGCTTCCAGTCGGCACTCGGTCCAGGTCGGGCACGGGATCTTCAAGCATGGCTTGTCGGGGCCTGCGGGCTGGGTGACGGCGGCGATGTCTTGGGCCTCCGTCCAGTTCCACAGGGCACCGGCCACGTCGCCGAAGCCGTAGAAGGACGGCACCGAGATGCCGCCTCGTGTCACGTTGACGCTCGGCAGGTCGAGGAGGCCGTCTGCGTCACCGATCTCGAACATGTCATAGATCGGCATGCTCGGTGCACACCAGCCGCCCGACGCGACCAGGGCACCCGCACGCGGGTCGCCGACGAGTTCACGGATGAGGACGGCGTTCTTCGTCGGGTTCTCGGTCAGCTCGACCGACTGCTTCGACTCGACCGATGCGATCGGCACGTACGACGAGTGGTCCGACAGGCTGCGGGCCTTGTCGTGCATCGCTTGGGCGATCCTGGTCGTGTCGATCTTCGACCCGCCAACGATGCCAGGCAGGTCGGCGGCCGCGGTGATCGTCACCATCGACCGGCGAGCGGGTGCCGGTGCCCGTGGCGCTTGGCGGTTCATTGCGCCAGCGGTCGGTCGACGCACGCCACGCCCTGCGGCGCTCGCGGTGACCAGCTGCTTGTCGTCGGCCTCGACTGGCTCGGCGTCGGGATCGGGTTCGGCGTCGGGGTCCGGCTCTGCGTCGGGGTCCGGCTCGGTCGGGGTTTCCTCCGCTGCCGGGTGGATGCGCGCGGCGAGCGCAGCGATCTGCTCTTGCGAGGCGGCGGCCTGCTCGGCTCGTCCGTTCTGCTCGGCACGGATCGAGTCGTGTGCGTCGGCCAGCTCGGAGAGCCTGCCGAGGTCGCTCGACCCCTCGTCGTGCAGCGAATCAAACTCGGCGTCGATCTGCTCCAGCAGCTCGGTCAGCTCGTCATCGCCAAGCGTGGTGAGGTCTTCGGGAATGGTCACGTCCATGTCAGGCGCTCCCTGTTGTCGTCGGGACTGGGGATGCGACCGAGCGTGGCCCGGACCTCGCCCCGCCGTCGCCTAGCGGCCAGCGGGTTCGGGACGGAACCATACACGAACGTGTGGGCCAGCGCGCGCATTCAACACGACCGGGCACGAGCGAGGGGACGCGCGCTGGCGTCGAGGTTGATACCCGGTCGACGGGTCAGCGAAACACGAGCAGCAGAATGATGACGACGAGCACGACGATCACGAGGCCGCCGCCGATGTAGAACCCCTCGGCGAGTAGCGCCGTCATCGACCGAGCAGACCTTTGAGCGCGGCGAGTGCCAGCACCCCGACTTCGATCACGAGGAACCAGCCTTGCGTCTCGGTCATCGAGACACGACCTTGCCGCCGATGCGTCGTGCGTAGTCCTCGGCGGCCTGCTGGGTCGAGAACGTCTTGCCCGACCCACCCGAGCGGGGCACCACTTCGTAGCGTGGCATCGCCGCGGCGAACAGGGCACGGGTCGGGTCGGTGTACGCCCCGCCTGCCTCGGTCACGCCTGGCGCCGGTGGCTTGCGCTTCCCACAGTTGCATCCCATCACACACCGACCTTCTCGTGGACTCGACCGTACAGGGCCTCCCGGCGTTGCGCCGTCGACCGACCGATGGACGCTGCGATCCGTTCGACCGCCGAGCCGAGCGCCGCATGTGGCGGCGACCATGGCATGTCGATCCGCATGGAGGCGACCATGCCGTCGACTTCACGGATCCGCGCTCTCGGCGAGTTGAAGCCGGGGACGTTCACGTTCGACAACTGGATCAGCTCGTACGAGCCTCGTATGCGCCGCCAATCGCCCGACACACCGGAGGCCATAGCAGCACGCACCTGCGCCGGGGTCACGTCCGGACGCAGCGCCCCAGCGGCCCAGATGCCGATGCGATCCTCGCCAACGACCAAGTCGGCGATGCACGACAGGGTGTTGTCGTAGAACGCTTTGGCCTGAGCCGCCGAGACGTGCTCATCGGCGTGCCCTCCTCGCAACGCCAGGTGACCAACAGCGATGCGGGTGCCCTCCTGCGTGCGGACCTCGCCGACGTGGAACATCGAATAGTTGGACGGCGACTTCGGAGCGGTGACGCATTGGTCGGGGAACCCGATATGGCAGACGCCGAACTCGGCGACGTGGCCGAACACTCGACCGTCATCGGCGATCGTCAACGGCGTGTACGAACGGAGGCCAGGGTTTGCGAACCACGCCGCAGGCGGATGCACAGGCGGCGTGATCCGCGCTGCGGCAGTGATCGCTTCGCCCGTCGAGGCCGGGGCGGGAGCCGGTGCCTCCAACGGTGGGATGTCGACCCCGGCGTCCGCAAGGTGTCCGGCGACGTGGTCGTAGACGCCCTGCAGCTCGTCAGGGTCGAGGTCTTCGCTATCGGCGTTGAGCGAGCCGATGATGTCGAGGCAGGCGGTGGTCGAGGCCGCGGCAGGCTGGCCGTCATCGCCGACGAAGTGATGCGGGTACTCGCACGAGTCGATCGGGATGAGGTTGTCGGCGACTGCCGCATCGTCGTAGCGGGCGAACATCGACAGGGCCGCGGTGAGGTCGAGAGGGTCGGCGAGCTTGGTGACTTCGTCGGCAGGGTTGTACGAATCCTCCGACGTGTCGGTCGCATGGACGGGTGCTGCGCTGGCGAGCAGCGCCGCGGTCGGGTCGAGGTCTTCGATGAAGCACTCGCTGAACGCCGGGAACGGGGTCACGGTCGCGCCGATCAGTCGTCCGGCGAGGACGTGGAGTTGCGGGTCTTCCTCGGACGAGAACAGCACGTCGCCGGTCGGCGGGGCAGTATCACCGGCAGACGGCGCACCGCCCTCGTCCACGGCTGCCGACGCGTCCGGAGGTACGTCGCCCGCAGCGGCCAAGATCATCATGTCGTCCATCGCCCCAGCGGGCAGCACGACCTCGTACTCGATGTCGTCCATGTCGGCGCTCACGCCGAGCAGGTGGCCGTCTCGGACGAGCTGGCGGATGCCCGCGGTACGCACGTCGGTCGCCCACGACCCGTAGCCGTGGATCAGGCTGCCGACCCGTTCAAACTTGTCGATCGAACCGATGACGAACGACTCCATGTGCTCGGGCATGTTCACGTCCTGCGCCATCATCGGCAACGGGAGGTCGCGCCAGATCAACGCACCGGGGTCGATGTATCGCTTGTCGCCCGACCAGGTGCCCTCTACGCACGCAACGACGTGGAAGCGGTTCTGCTCGACGGCAGGGGCCGGGGCCTCTGGTGCTGGCGGGTCGACGGGAGCCGGTGCGGCGTCCGCCATTTGTAGGGTCCAACGCATTGCCGCATCGTAGACCCAGACGCCAGCTCGACTAGTAGACCCTGTCGGGGTCGTCGACTTCGCCAGGCTTGAGCCACAGGCTCGACACGTCCGGTGGCTTGCCGGTGACGGTCGCTTCGGCGTTCGCCGGTGCCGTCGCTTCAAAGTAGCGGACGACCGTGGCGTACGCCTCGACCTCGGTCGTCGGTGGCAGCTTGACGATGACGCCGGGGATCGCAACCTCGACTCCGCCGAAGTGGTTCTGCACGTCCGACCACTCGGCCCATTGCGCCGGGTTCGACATCACGAGCTGGCCGTCCGCGGTCCATTCAGCGCTCTCGTGCGTGCGGTCGATCTCGATGCGCCAGGCCATGCCGCGAGACGATACGCCCTACAGCGAGGCCATCACGCCGAGGATCCATCGCTCGTACTCGGGGTCCATCATCCCGTTGGCCATGCGCCCCGACCAGCCACCGAACTCCTGCTCGACGCCCATCGTGAACACTTCGTACGGCGAGGTCGGATGAGCGCCGTTATAGACACGACCGGCGTACTGGTTGTACCACTCGTCTTTGTAGCCGATCTCTTTGCCCTTGGCGGTCACGTCCTCCCACACGTTGTCGAGGCCGCCACGCTCGGCCCGCTCCCAGAAGAACGAATGCTCGGCGTGACGCAGGCCCGGCACGGTCTGCTCCATGCCGTGACCGAGTTCGTGGACGGCGGTCGACCGATAGCCCGCAGGCGAGTTGCCCGACAACGCAATGTGCTTGTTCTGCCAGTCGTGGTAGCCGCGGCCCGTATCGGACACCGTGTACTTCGGTTGGCCCTTGACCCACTCGGTCGGGTACTCCTTCGCTGCCGACTCCATGTCGGCGACTCGCAACGTTGCACCGTCGACCTTGATCTTGCCCTTGCCCATGTCCCGCAGCTCGGAGAGCGCCCTGCGTTGCGCGTCCTCGTACTCGGCTCGTGCCCGTTTGTATTCGCCGCTGAACGCACCCCGGTTCTTGTGGAGGCGTTCAAGCGACTCGCGGTCCCAGTTCGTGTAGGTCGCTGCGCGCTTCTGCACTTCCTCGCCGACATCCACGAGCGCCTTGTTGAGCTCACGACCCTGCTCGGACACGTCGTACACGAACCGCTCGGTCTTGCCGCTGCCGATGCGGCGACTATTCGACAGGCGATGCTCCCACGGCTTGGCCTGCGACTCGCTGGCGATCTCGCGCGCACGATTCATGTTGGCCGACATCTCGGGCGTGAACCCTCGTGCCTCACCAACGATCTCCTTCTCGATCGCACGGGTCGCCTTCTCGGCGACGGCCTTGACGGACTTCGGTCGAGTCACGCCGGTCACCTTCGGACCGGCGCCCTTGGCCTCACGAGCGATCCCGTAGAACCGTTGCCGTGCGACCGACTTGCCCGTCGCCTTGTAGGCGTCGAGCAGCTCCTGCGTTGTCATGTTCGGGTTCGCTGCGAGCTGGTCGCGGATGAAGTCGTTGATCTCCTGGTCGCTCGCCGATGGGGCGGCCTGCACGTTGTCGTCCTCGCCGACGATTGACCCGTCCGAGCGCGGGTCGCCGTCGTAGTAGTGCAACGTGACGCAGCGGCAGTTGATCGTTTCCTCCGGTGGCCCCTGACCGGGGAACGGCATGTAGTTCCCGCCGACCAGG